AGCACACGCACCTGCGGGTGTACTCTCCTAGGAGATTCTTCTCGGAGGGATTAAATCCCTCTCCAGCCGCGCTTTAGGGTAACCTGACGCGGCAAGGTGTACTGGTACGCCGTAACTACTGCGCCACCAACAACGTAGGATGACAAGTCATCCGGGAATTGTTGGCGCACAGCAGGAGCCAGGCAACGCCGACCGACACGGTCGACGTAATCGGGTCCCTTGGTTTCATCCAAGGCCCAATAGGATGCAACACGTTGCATCTCCGCCCAACCCGGAACTGTGGCTCCTTTAAGGGAGCGACTAGTGACAACCCAGCCCTTTGCCTGATAGTATTGATACTGAGGACGACGCGGGTCAGAAGACCCGTGCATCCTAGTTTTAATACCGATTTGGGCATTAGCATGGATTGCCATTTTCCGGCAGTCAACGAGAGCGACTACTTGTGAACCATGATGGTCCGCATACGGAGTTCTCCGTACGCGCTGGATAAATCCAGCTAGATAGTCACATGCGTTGAATAGACCACGCGAGCAAAACGAGTTGCAATAAGCAACCCAACTCGCATAGTCAGAACCAGATAACGAGAAACACCATATAGACCTCAGTTTGAGGGGAGTGACATCGACGCCTCTAAAAGCGTCGACTCCGCAAGATTCCCGAAAGGACTTGCCTATACAGCACTTAGACTCATTGAACAAAAGTCCAAAGAGAGGAAGTGTCTGTCTGATAGTACTCTGGTCTTTAGTACTACAGATGATGTCATCGCCGTATACGAAGACAGACCTGATCGCCTCGCGGCGGCAGGATCTGCCTTTGCCATACGATATTGCGCAGACAGACAGCGCCCAAAAGATAAGCGATTCCACAGGGAAGCATACTGCTGAACCCATAGGAGCAAACTTATTCAATTTGAGTACTGTACCATCTGGAAGCATCGTCGCCTCTGTACGAGCAGCCGTTAGGCTGGCATACCAGAGAGGTGGGAATAGCTCTTTGACAAGAGCTAAACTCACACGATCGCTTGCTTCCTTCATATCCAATGTGGACCACTCGTTGTTCAACGAGCCATCCAGAGAGAGGCGCTGATTTACGGTTTGATCCGTAAAATTCACGCGCCCCTTGGTCAGGGGATGAGACTCGATGGTTTTCACCATCGTGTTCATTAACCCCTGCTGGATCCACTGGTATTCCAGCGGTTCACAGGATATTAACCGAGGACCCCGAGAGTCCTTGGGAACGAGCACAACTTTCGCTGTGCCCGCCCCAAGTTCTTCGAGGTTCATGAACTGTGCGAGATCGTCACACAGGTGAGAGGCATTGTAGAAGAACCAGTCTTCGTAAGGAAACTGCAGGGCTAACGCCCTGTAGAATCTTTTGAAGACGGGCTTTTCAAAGGCCTTTTCACCTGTTGCGACTGATCCCGGACCGTGGCGAGGTTTAAACAACCTTGCGTCTGTTGGCGATACAGGACCAAGAATTCTCGAGATGAGCTTCTTAGCTTCCTGTAGCAACAGAACAACACGATCATCAGCACCACCAAAATCAAGTGGTAGCAGAGTATCAGTTTCAATAAACGATTTGATAACGTTATCATTTTGTTTATCGGTCGGTGGTAACTCTAACTTGTAAAACAAGTAACAGAGTTGTCTTAGGCATTTAACCGCCTGTATGGACGCATCACTGCGTTCATTACCATCAGCGTCGAATACGAGCGTTAAGACGCCGCTCAAAAAGAGCGGTATCTTAGATTTCCGGGTTAACTTAAACCCAGAGATTTTGAGGCTTGTATCAGTGGCAAGAGCTAAATCAATTGCTCTGCCAAGGGAAGGGAGCGTTCGTGTCAAAAACGACATCCCTTCATGTTTCACACGATGTTCAATTTCTTGAATATCGCGTGTTAACCCGACGTCTGATTGATAGCAGACACTAGCCACATCTCGGATCGTGGCACGTAGAAGCCCGACATAGAATTCCAAATGATCTCCCTCAGTAGCTCCTTTCGGTGCCAAGAGAGATTTCTTAAAGAATCTAGCCGGGTGGCTGTTAATGATTCCCATAGATTGGTATATACCTTTCTAATTATTGGTGGTCATCCAGTCAATCAATGTGTGTTCACCGAGAAGTCCCAACTGGACTCATCACTCGTCAAACTCAACTGATAGCGGTACTAAGAATAGGCCCCTTTCTTGTCGGATTAAACCGACCCTGATCGAAGCCTACAAACTTTCCCGCTACGGAGGTTATTAACCCTCCTGGTTGATGAACTTATCGACGTTGCCCGAGACCGTTAAAAAGTCGCAAAGCTGGCCGATAAGTGTCTTGATATGTGTTGTAGTGATAAACCCACCGTTTTGGATGGGTCGATCCAACACAAAATAGCCAGACACCGACGGAACGACGCCACCTGTAGAGGCGACGTCGACATCCCGTCGAGTGAAGTCTATTCGCACGAGAGAACGACACCGCTGCTTAAAACCAGCACCTGACAACGTATGACTTGTAGTCAACGTATTGGGTGTGGTATTAGCAGTCGATGAAATTCGACGTACGATCGTTTGACCGCTCGGACCAGTTACCTGGTCGAACGTTAGGGCCCCGAGGGACCCTGGGAGTGTAACGCTTGCCCGATTATCGGTAAGCGCTAGAGCTGCAGTGAACATAGATGTTAACTTTCTAGTTGATGTTTGTGGTTATTGTGGCGTCTGCAACACGTACTACTGAACGAAAGCCCCTTATCAAAGACAAGGGCGTATCAGTTGTAGTGCGCATACGACGGACCGCTACTTATTCGTCCCGAGATTTCGGAGACGAGATAAGTCGCGATACCGGTGTGCTGAAGCCAGAGACGTACGGCCGAGAAGCAAGCTACCCGCAAGGGCAGCTTGTCTTAACCTTGGGCCTCTGACACGAATCGAGGGTATATCACGGGGAATGCCCGTGACTCGATTGTAATATGTGCGAACCCCCCGCCAAACGCGAACCGGCCAGACCTTACGGTCAGTGGCCGGCCAGCCAACCTGAGATAGGTTGACGTCGCCAGCGTAGGAGCACATAAGTTCACATTCCTTATGCCAACTATAAGAGTGGCAGAAGTCGTGAATCGTGACATTAATAGGATAGTTCATTCGAGCGAAAGAGCTCAAATACCCAGACACGTCGACTACCCAGTCGACTACAAATGAGAAGGGAATAGCATTCCACACGATGCTGGGGTCAAGATTGACTCCAAGAGCATCGAGGTAGGCATAAACCTTCTCCAGCTGGCTATCCATCTCCGGCAAAGTATAAGTATACCTCACCGTAGCATGATAGACTGGCCTGAGGATCCAGCGACCACGACTGCTTAATGCAATCTTAGTCCGGATACCACCAGGCTCAGTCCAATCGTCCGTAATATCGCCATCACCCCAATTAATCGGGGTGTGATCAACATACGTCCAATCACGGGACGGACTCTGACCCTGAACTTCAGGGATCGTGCGCTTATAATGGCGCTGGAGTCGTTGTCCAACATGACGCTTTAGATTTTCCAAACGGAAAGCTAAAGACATCAAGTCATCGTGCATTCTGATAAGGTCCCCCACAAAGGGAACTATACCAAAAGAGGCATTCAAGTGAGCGTCCACGAGGCGTGTAGTGAGTTCTTTAGTGAACTCCTTGCGCGTCCGCGAATCGCTCAATGCCTTGAGCGGCAGATGCCGCCTAGTAAGGCGATGAATAGTTGGGAATGGATTCATGTGCTTGAGGTCTTTCAACTCAAGGACGAAGTTAACTAATGAGTTACCTTCATCGATCCGCGGTAACATGAAAGCGCAGGCTTCATCAGCCATTGCGTCCATGTCAATCGACGGAGCCACACGAACCCCGAGCGAGTCCGCTATATGGTCCACCGTTACATTCCTAACATAGGCATTTGAATGCCATGTGATAGGATAGCAACAGTCGCGACCATCAGCAGAAAACTCGTTCGCCTCAAAGGTGTGAAAACAGGGTTTAAAGCCATTTTCACGACCTGATTCGTCCTGGATAAGCTCGGAAACCGAGTGATATCCATTAGGAACAGCCCAGTATCTAATCGGGTCATGGTAGTCCTCAAGGTCGTAAGTGTGCACATTAGGCACACCGCCGGGATTGGACCACCGATAACGGTAGATTTGGAATATAGGGCAATTAAGGCCAACAGTAGATCGTG